ACAACAAGGAAGATTCGAGTAGTGTTCATTTAAACGAGATTATCGATAAACTATTTTCTAACAATAAATAAACATTCATTATCCTTATCATTTTATAATTTCTATAATTATAAAATCCTACAGTATCATCATTATCGATAATGATTGATAAATGATAACGATGTTGATTGATAACGATAATCCCAATTTATATTTTTTATAAATTTATAAAAGTCCAAACTATTCATTATCGTTTATCGTACTTCGTTTATAGATGTTGATTAATTGAATGAAACGAAATTGAATGATAGATTATTACCCTTTATCTAAGTCAAATACCCGAGAAAAATGATTTTTCTCGATTAATACGATAGAAATATCACCTTTACCAACATACGCTTCTTTCCAACACGATTCAAATGACTATCGAAACTATCAAGGGTATTGTCGGGGTGAAGATCTCGTTTGTCGATCTCGTTCGTCTTTTCCTCAAGTACGATTCTGAAGGACTGTTTATCGATGAGGCGAAGGCGACGTGTGAAAAGAGTAAGAAAACTTTGGAGGAGGTGCTGGATCTTAGCGACGAGGAGAAGGAATCGGATGACTGGAGTGATCTGATCACTGATTTGAAGTCTAATCTTTCGGGAAGATTTAACGACTTGAACCAATGGGTTCCTCATTCTCTTATAATCGAAGAAACTGATCAAGATTACCATTTCGAACTGGGTGTATACCAACTGACACACGACAGAGATGTGTCGTGTGATTTCATTATCGGGGAGAAGCTGATGGTTATCAATACCAGTAACACTCACTATGGATCTCTGGCCCGAGCAAACGACAAGGACCAGGAAGGTAACAATAAGAGATTGGTGGAAGTTCAGACTATGATGTTGTCGTTCATGAAGTCGACTACTAGAATCGAGGAAGTGAATAAGAGAAAGAATGAGATGGATGCGAGCTTCCCTGAGCTGAAGGAGAAGAAGATGGACTTCTTCCTGGTTCAGAATTACTGTGAATGCTGTTCGTAAAATTAGAATCTGTAGGGTATTGTGAGTTGTGTAAAGAGAAGAGAAAAACATACATAAAAATAGTAATCTAAGTATGGATTACTATTTACTTACATCCAAACAATATTACTTGTTATCATTTATCGATAATTGATGATAACGATGAACGATAATCCATTTTATAAATTTTTGAGATTTATAAAAGTCCAAAATATTTTATCATCGTTTATCGATAAACGATAATGAATGATGATAAACGATAATCTACTTTGTTAATTTATATTTTTTTATGATAAATGAATTATAGATTCTTACCCAGTCAACTCCTAGCCAGTCATGAAAATATAGAGGATTCAGTTATAACAAACAGAGAACCGATAGATTATCTTATCGTTTCGGTCGGCCATGATCCCCACGGAAACAAAACTGCTCTTAAGATTGTATCAGTTGACAGTCTTGATACTAGAACGATACTTTTAGAGCGATCAATAGATACAATATTTATTCGTTATACAATCTACCTATTCCACCGTCCTTACATTAATCCTGTTAGATCTATCATAGGAGATTTCAATCTATCTCGTTTTATCTCAATAAACAGTCTGATACTAAAAGATATATCCTATATTTAACATTTACAAAAATGACTTTTTAAAATTTGATCAAACAATAATCACCTTCTACAAGATTCAACATCAAACATCTCGATACCAATATGTCTTCTTCTATTCCAGTCCGTGTTATTCGTCCCTGTATCAACTATTTCAAATCCGATAACGGATTGGATGAGAATGGGGAGCCGTTCTGTAAGGATGGAAAGAAGTGTAGATTTTCTCATAACGAAGAGATTCAGATGAAGTTTTATAAACTGAAGAAATGCCCTAAGTGTTCTAAGAAGTGTAAGGAGACTAGTAAGCAGTGTGGAAAATGTACCGAAGAGTGGTTGAAACTTAAAGCTGAAGAGAAGGAGAGGGCCGAGGCTGAGAAAAATAAGAAAGAGACCGAAGAGAAGGAGAAATCGGATGTTGAGGAGAAGGGAGATGATACCGAGGACGAGAAAACCGTTCCTTGCTTCAATCACTTTAAATCGGATGACGGTTTCAATGATGAAGGATTCCCTCTGTGTACTTATGGTAAATACTGTAAATTCTCTCACGATCATGATCTGTATATGGAATATTATGGATTGAAGTGGTGTAAATTTTGCAATAACAAATGCAAGAAGACGAGTAAGCAGTGCGGGGCTTGTACTGAGGATTTTATTAAGAAGAAAGCTGAGATCGATTCTCGCCCCGATCAACAGTGTAGAGGAGGGATGAAACGTAACCTCGATGATGGATCCTTGTACGGTAAAGGATGGAAATGTGAGAATAAGACTAAGTTCGATCTCTGTAAGGAGTGCTACACGGTCACTATGAAACACAAGAAATCCTTCAAATATTAAGTAAGATACAAATTAAGACTCCTATATTCACTCATACAATAATAAAATAAACACATACAGTTTATTTTATTTACATCTGAATCGCCGTGAAAAAAGTGATTTTTTATCATTTACTCGATTGAAATATCACCTGTTGTCTTACACAACTCACACTCACACCTATTCATCATGTCCACCGTTACCAAGCTCCCTATCCACTTCGAGGTTTACGATGAGTCTGAAGAGAACGACATCGGGTCGGTGATCGAAGGTCTGAAGGAGAGAAAGCTCTTCTCTGTCGCGGCAGCTCTTGCTATGTATGGATTCAGAGTTGATCCCAAGGATGCTGGAGTCGTTACTCTGGTGTCTGAGGATCAGATCTCGGAGATCGAGGGGTTCTTGTCCGAGGTTGCGACCAGCTACAGAATGCAGATCGGAGACAGTATGTTTCTCAAGATCGAGACACAGGAGGAGAAGGATGAGAAAGCAGAGACGAAGAGACTTGAAGAAGAAGAGAAAGATATGAGGATGCAGATTTTGATGGAAAACGCCTACATCTCCGAGAAGACTCGGTTGGAGGAGATGATGAAAGCAAAGAGACTGGAGATGTAAACGAATGAAAAGACGAGACGAGGAGAATACGAGACGAGGAGAATACGAGACGAGGAGAATACGAGACGAGGGACGATGAAAGACGAGACGAGGAGAATACGAGGATACAAAAATAACACATAAAAATAACAAATAGTAAACCCGGCCGGGTTTACTATTTTACTTACTTCACTAACGATGTATACAAAAATGATTTTTATCAATACAGCAATAGATCAAGTACTACCTTTTTCCACACATCTTCTCACTTCCAACATGTCTTCCTCCACCCATTCTGAGTTCGTCTTTGTCGACTTCGAAGACTACCCTGACTACGATGTTGCAACTGTGATCGAGGAACTAAAGGAGATGGGGGAATTTCAGGTCGCTGCGTCTCTGTGTATGACCGTGTTTGGTATCTGCGCGATCGACTCTGGAATTAAGACAATGATACTCACATATAAGATTTCTGACGTCAAGAAGCTTCTTGACGAGAAGCTTATGACATACGAGTTCTTCGTCGACGAGAAGAGCTACACGAAGATCAAGGATAAGGAGTTTTTTAAATCCTCTTTGAGAACTGTGTAAAGTAATGAGAAAAGATACGAGAAAAAAGAAAAGATAAAAATAGTAAACCGATCCTAGGTTTACTATTTACTTTAATGATTAAAAATGACTTATTATAAGATAAAAAATATATCTTATAATACAACTATCCATCACACTATGGGGATCACAAACCTCAAAAAGTTTATAAAGGGAGGATTTAAGACGTCACCGGTTAAGTCTTCACTTATCAAACAGATAAATATATCAGAGTTTAGTGGGGAAAGGATTGCAACTGATATTTCTTCTTATCTATACAAGTATAAAATCGTGTTTGGTGATAAATGGCTCGATTGTTTCCCTACATTTATCACTACGTTTAAACAGGCAAATGTTCATAATACTCTAATCTTCGACGGTAAACCCCCTATTGAAAAGGAGGCTGAAAGTAAAAGACGAAGAGATTTGTCAGATAATCTAGAAGATAAGATTGTTAATCTATCTTTTGATCTTGATATTTATAAAGATACAAATGAGATTTCTGATCTTCTTAAAGAGACTATGAAAAAGATCACAGAAAAAGATGAAAAGATGAAAAAGGTCACGAATCTACTTCATGCAGGAAAAAAGAATTCGGAAGCGTATATCGATGTTGAAGCGGTTGAAGCTTTTATAAAAAAGAAAGAGGGACAAAATATTAGAATCACACAAGAGGATACTGATACCCTTAAAGAACTGTTGGATCGTTTTGGGGTTCCTTGGATTCAGGCTCCTAGTGAAGCTGAGGCTCTTGCTGCGTATCTATATTCTATTGGGGAAGTAAAAGCAGTTCTCACAGAAGATACAGATATTCTTGTATACGGAGTTAACATCTATCTATCCGGGTTTAACTCTGTAACAGGAAACTGTGAAGCGATATACCTTAACGAAGTTCTTGAAGAGATCGAATATACATTTGAACAGTTTGTAGATTTCTGTATCATGTGTGGGAGTGATTATGGTAACAATATTAAGGGGGTCGGTACAGCAACCGCATACAAACATATTGAGAAACATAAATCTATCGAAAAATACATTGAATCATCATCAGTAGATCCCAGTGTACTGAATTATGTAGTATCGAGGGACCTGTTTAAAACGTATGGCCGCATCATCGACCCTTCAGGAAAAAGTAGTGGTGAATATAAAGCTAGATACTGGGAGACTATGATTGATATTGAAAAACTGTTCGACTATCTATATTCTAAGAAATGCAAATATTCCCCGGTAAATATTAAAGATGCGTGGTCTCCTCCTGAAATTGAGTTTGAAGATTAACATCCCGTTTTATAGTATACTAGAAATTTATCGACGGGGCATACTGTACATAGAGGTTTAAGTGATTTTGGTATCAATGATATAACTTTTCTTCCATCTGATAGTTCGGAAACAGATCCGACCGGTTCAGTCTCTCCTGTAACCATAATAAGATCTTTTTCTACTTTGACAGCCAATTTGATACTTCCTGAAGAAATAGAATAATTATCCCCATCTGCTGATATTTCTAACTTAGATATAACACCCCAATTATTTCTGGTTTCCCATACACCTACTAGATCATTCCATGAACATACCGCGAGACCTACAGTATCAAACCCGATTCCTTTTGTGTATAGGTAGAACATGGCTCCTAAAATTATGACTAAGCAAAAAAATGAACAAACTACCCCGAGAACAATTGCTATTGACATTTACAACAAATAAATAATATTTATTTATAATCAAATTTGATTATAAATAACTTTACTGTATTAACATCCTGTTTTAAAATATTTCAAGGGTTTTTCTTGAGGAAGACATACATTACAATATGGTTTTTGTGTTTTACGCACTATCATAATAGTCTTTCTACCATCCGGTAACGCTATTATTTCACCGATTCTATTATCACCTGTTGTGTCGGGATTAGGATTTACAGTTCTTATGATACCCTTATCGATCGTGACTGTATCAGATAGATTACCAGATACGATTTTATAATTATCACCATCAGGGGTGATTACTATTGTTTCGGTTTTAGTAACGGACTCCCAGGTCCCTTCCACGTCTTTCCAAAAACACATAGCGAGTGAGATAGTATCAAAACGGATACCTTTTTTTTTACACATATATACTATTCCTCCCAGAAGTATACAACAGCAAGCCATAGAACAGATTCCAAATAATATAGTACTTGTTGACATTTATAACAGATAAATAATAAATATTAACAAGAAAATTTATAATATACACCCTGATGAAACATATCACAAACAATACAATGAGGTTTTTCAAGTTTAGACATCAAGGTGAGAGAAGACAAATTCCCTTGTTTTCCATTTAATGATCCTATCACAGCATCATCAAACGGATTAGTATTATCACCTATAGCTGTTATAATATTATCTTTTACTGTTATTCCTTGAGCTGAACCTCCTCCTACCAACAAATATATTCCCTCTAGATTAGGGTCTAACACTTTTATCTCTATTTCTTCTCCTGTAATAGTATCTCTCCATCTTCCTAGAACAGGGCTTTTAAATGCACACACCACAAGCTTTATATTATTAATTCTTATACCTTTCCTTTTATACAAAAAGACTGCACCCCCTATAACAGCTAAACAAAATGCAAAAGCTAATAATATAGAAATGGTGTCAAGCATTGATTATACAATAAAAAGAGAATAAACATTATATTTTATATATATAAATTAACCATGTCGTCGACATCTTCACAACTTGCTCTCTCTACTATTCTAGGTCCTCCTCTTCCCCCAAAGAAAGGGATTCAAACTAAAAAGGTGTCATTTAAAGATGAACACCCGCTTGAAAAACGTAAAGCCGAATCTGAACGAATCCGGCAAAAATACCCAGACAGGATACCAGTAATTGTTGAAAAGATTGAAAAGTCAAATATTCCTGATATTGATAAGAAAAAATATCTAGTCCCTGCAGATCTCACGATGGGTCAGTTTGTATATGTTATTCGTAAACGAATTAAACTCGCTGCTGATCAAGCCATTTTTATATTCGTAAACAATACTCTTCCTCCTGCATCGGCTCTTATGTCTCAAATCTACAAAGAATATGCAGGAGAAGATGGATTTCTTACAATTTTCTATTCAGGAGAGTCAACATTCGGGTAAATATTAATATAATCTAGATTATATTAATTTAGAGCTAAGCTGATGCGATATAATTGATATCTGATAATGATAGTTTAGAATATCGAAGATTTGTTTTAGAAGCATCATAATAAGTGATACCTGGTTCTCCCTTTATGTTTAACATTGAAGTGTAATATCCAACATCTATATCATCATTTATCATCTGAGGTTTACCCCATCTGGTCCCATTTTTATCAATTGATCTCACCATCATCAGTTTTTTTATAGTTGAATTAAAATATGATATAATAGGTTTTCTTCTTATGTATAATATAGAAATGTACAATCCGGTAACTCCATTATTATCCACAACTATAGGATCGCCCCATGTAGATCCTGACGCATCATTTGATCTTACATACTTGAGAACTCCAGTCGATTCATCATGGTAACTTATAGCGGGATTACCATTCACTATTGTTAAATCTGAATATGCACCGCCTGACGGATCAACAACGATTTTATCACCCCATGAAAATCCGTAGATATCTGTTGCTATCACATAATTAAGACCCGAGAATTTATAACATACAGCAGGGAACCCATTTGCTATTTCAAATGATATATCCGTGCCGTTGTCCTCAGAAATAACTATTTCTGGGGACCAAGTAGTTCCTATCGTACTGGTGGAATATTTAAATATAACTCTGGAATTATTGTAAACAACAGCTGGAAATAATCCATTCACAGTATTCATTTTCACATAAGTTCCATTTCCCAATGATACATTAGACCATGTACCATTTGTATTGAGTTTGCCATATGTTAATTGGTTATTGAAGATAGGATTACAGACAACAACACCGACACTATCAGGAATTGATACCAAATCGGACTGTATACCATAGTTAAAGAATATAGGGGTATTCCACTCTTTCCCCATATCATCTTTGGATATAACGTAGTTTATCATATTATTACCAAATGTATCGATGACATTATAAGTAATTGCTGGTCTGTTATTTATAAGTTTTATAGATGAATATTTTCCGGAACCAATAGTTTCACCAATATAATCTAGAACAGTACCACTTGGGAAAAAAGAATATCCACCAGCATCAGTGGATGTTATATATATCATAGACGTATCAGACATAGCAACAATCACAGGTTGACTAAAATTGTTCAATCCCAAAGTTGAAACGACCAATGGATTTCCGTTACTGTTAATATGATTATATGCGATATTCCACTTACCATTCGATTGTTTAATGGCAAATGTAGCAACTGAATTGTAGTTAGATTCACTATAAGTAATAATAGGAATACCATAAATAGAGATTATGAAATCAATATATTGCAATGTGTAATTTACTAAAGTAATTAAGGTTTCATCGCTTACAACTCCGTTTTGTAAACTTCGAATATAGAGTCCTTTAATTGAACCATTTAAAGTGGCTTTGTAATAAACAATATAAAGAATATTATCGTATGTTTTCACTTTGATATATTCAAAATTAAATTGCAAACCAATTACTATATCAATAGGGACCCCCCATGATGTTCCTGCAGTGTTTAAGGATTGAATGCATTTTATGTTTTTAGAGGCTTCCGTGTACAGGATAACAGGTTTGTCATTAAGAAGTTCCATTGCTAAATATAAACCTGAAACCCCTGCGGCTACAACAACAGGACTATTCCATGTAAGGCCTGTGGTATTAGTAGAAGATACAAACATAACACCTTGTGGAGAATAGTACGTGGTGGCATAATAAAATGTATTGTCAGTTAATGTTATAGCAGGTATTCCCCCGTCATTATTAGAATATCCGTCTGCATCTATAAGACCGAAATCAAACCCGCTTCCATTAAATCTCCCGTATTCCAACCCGTTATCCCATTGACGAAGTATAATCGGATTAACAGTTGATGAATAGAATATATGAAATCTATTAGCATCAAATTTATAAGAAGCACCCCATACTGTACCATTCGTGTTTGTCGATCTAACATATACAACTCTATCATCTGTTATAGATTTATAAAGAATTGCGGGATTCCCAGAAACTGTGGTGACAACTGGGGAACTGTTAATGTAACCGTTATGTCCATTTGTTATTGTACCTGAAATGGTTTGAGGATATTGAGTATACATTAAACTTCCTCCAGAAGATTCGAAATATACTATATTCAATTTATTACTTGAATTTTTATCTATATTTGGCTGTCCGTTTGTGGACGAATCATTTATAGTCAAACTCGCCTTAGGAATCCAACTTGTAATTGTCGAATCAGTTGATGCGATATACATAATTCCTTCATATGAATTATAACTTATATGAATTATCCCATTTGCATTAACCATTGATATGTACACTTTGCCAGGTTCCATATTTGTATCAAGTGTAACAGGAGCACTCCACGATGTTCCATTAATATCTGAAGATTTTGAAAATTTGAGACTAAAATTTATTTCATCGTAGTAGGACACAACAGGGTATTGATTTACATCCAAACATACAGAGCAGTGTTTACCATTGCTGTTTGAATCTATAACTACAGGAGTAGACCATGCAGATTGGGTTTGGTTGTAAAATACACATTTAAGTCTCGAGTTTGTATTGTCGTAATACACTATAAACAATCCAGAAGCCGAAATGATCATTTTAGCAAACTGCCCTACATCATCGTCGGAATCTATTATTTCAGGGTAATCCCACGTAACGAGATCAGAAGAGGACACAAATTTAAGATTTCCGTTT